GAGCGATCCGACGTCATACGATCCGCCGAACGCATCGTCGATGATCCCGGTTACGACCTCGGCCTTGTCGGCTGCCGCTTCCCATAGCGCCCGCAACTCCGCGGCTAGGTCGGCGAAGTCCTCGGCCGTCGCACCGTTGGCGATCGCCGTGCTGATCTTCTGCCCGATCGCGGCCACGGAAGCCATGAGGCTCTCGGTGTAGACCGACGCCTTGATCACCGCCGACCTGATGTACTCCTTCATCGCATAAAGGAAGTCATCAGCGGAGAATCCGTTTACGAGGTTGTCGATCAAAGTAGAGGTAATCTCGGTCCCGGCATCCTGCAGACTGGCGTAGAAGTCGGACGCGGCGCCCTTTACCTTTGCCAGGACGGCCGCGTAGGCGTCGGCGGCTTTGCTGGCGAGCGTCCACAGCTCCCGGTTTTTCTTGAGGGCGTCGTTCTGGTCGGTGAGCGCATCGGTGAACTTGTTCGTTTCCACGACGTCGTCGGCCAGCCCTTCAACGATCCCCGCCCCGACAAACGCGGCGGCGGCGGCGGCACCAGTCAAAAGCGCTGATGCGGCGGCGGCTGCCGCGCCCGCGAAGTCGCCCATAAGAAGGTGGGTGATTCCAAGAGCGACATTGTACGCAGCCTGGGCGAGAAGCTGATACCCGAGGGATTTCAGAACGGAAGCGAGGGCTCTAAGCGCCGACGCCTTCCAGTCCGTCCAGCCCACGGTCTGGTCGACGATGTTCTGCCCAAGCGTCTCGAAGGCCGAGCCGAACGTCTCGGACGCGGCCGATCCAACACTATCGAGGACATCGCCCCAGTCTTTCGCATCGGCCTCAAGCTCGTCGCCGAGGTTCTTCCAGGCCCCTTTGATGTTGTCGATGATCGGCCCGAAAAGCGAGGCTTTTTGCGCCATCTCATCGAGATACCGCCCGTAGGACACGGCCCAGGTGTCAGACCTGTCCGCCTCGGAGGGCTTGAGCGCGTCCTGTAGGGCGAGAGCGGGCTTCATGGCCGAGTACTGGTCGCCGAGCCCGGTCGTGTCTTCGTTGGCGAGCGAGGCAACAATCCGCCCTTTCGAGATGGCCGCATTGAGCTGCTGCACGACGAGGTCGAAAAGCTCGCCGAGCCCTTCGGTGGCTTCACCCAGCGTCGCGAGCGTGGCGACGGACGGCCCCATTGAAATGGCGTTGTTGGTCTGCCGGATTATCTCATCGTAAAGCTCTTGGAGTCCCGCGTCAGATTCACCGAGGGTGGCCAGGGTGGCCACGGTCGGGCCGTTGGCGATGGCGTTGTTGATTTCCCGCACGATCGCTTCGTACTGCTCGTTTAGCCCCGCATCCGCGTCGCCCAGGGTGGCCAGGGTTGAGATTGTGGGGCTCTTGGCGATGTCGGCGTGAATCTGCCGAATCACCTCGTCGAAAAGCTCCTGCAATCCCTGATCAATCTCTCCCAGCGTCGCCAAGGTACGCATGGAGGGGCCAGCAGATATTTCGTTGTTGGTTCTGCGGGCGATCGCGTCGTACTGGTCTTGCAGTCCCGCGTCGGCGGCGCCGAGCGTCGCTTCGCTGAGGCCGTATGTCCCGCCGTAGGGGGCGAAGGCTTTGTCGATTGCGGCCTTTACCTTGGTCTTGAGCGCAAGAGCTTGTGGCCCGAGGTCGAGCGCGTCGATGTCGAACAGCTGATCACGCGCGCTTTCCCAAAACGCCTTTTTCTCCTCTTCGGTGTAGGGGTGGAGGGCGTCGCGCTTGTCGAAGAAAGCGATGCTGGCGAGGAGCTTTTCAACCTTGTCGTAGTTCGCCTTGGCGATCTTCTCGGCTTCGGATACGACGGATTTTGAGCCTCCGCCGCCACCGCCGCTTCCGCCTTCTGGATTTGAGAATTTGAGGTCAGATATAGCTCCCCATGCTCTTACATATTCGTCGAGAGTTTCCTGGCTGACCTTATGAACTGCTTCCCATGATGCCTTGGCTGCAAGGTAAGATTCCTGATTTACCGAATTCGGCCGAAGCTTAACATTTTCAGCCTGCCGAGCCATTACTTCTGCGGCGGCCGCTTCTGCCTTGTTGCTGCTCTTCAAAAATTCGTTAAGGTTTTGCTTAGCCAGGGCTTTAGCAACCCGTTCTGATTCATCCGCAAGGTTTCCGTTGGCCGCGGCGAGGTTGATCGTATCCGTAGTAAGGTCGGGGAATCGCTCATGCAGGGTCTTGGCGATTTCCGCCATGCGGTTCTGCTCGTCTGCCGTCGGGTTTATTTTGTTGTAAAGATTCTGGTACTCATCGGCGAGCGTCTTGGCTTCGGTTCGGGCACTGCTAGACTGCTTAAGGTGCTCGGACAGGGCTTTAGTATGCTGCTCTTGGGCTTCCTTGGCCCCAACAAGAGCAACTATAAGGGTCGCTACTCCGGCGGCAAATAAAGCAATAGGGTTTGTAACCAAAGCAAGGCTTAAAGCCTTTACTGCAAGGGTAAAGGCTTCCACGATTTCATAGCCCTTGGTCACTAAGACGAAGGCCGCAACTCCCGCTGCAGCCGAGAGAAGCCCGGTTGCCAGCTTCGTGAGAATCTCCGGCGCGTTGCCGTTCCGGTTGATCACGTCGAAGGTATCGGACAGCCCCTCAATCAGCCCGGTGAGTTCTTTCCGCGACGGCGCCAGGGCATCGGTTGCGAATTTTCCGAGCCGTTCCTTGAGGTTGTCGACCGCCACGCCGAGCTTTTCCTTGATCGCCGAGCTGGTTTCATTGGCCGCCGCGGCCGCGCCGCCGTAGGTGGTCGTCAGCTCGTCGAGGATGATCTTTTGCGCCTCGGCCATGTGGCCGGTGTTGACGAGGTCCTTGAGGACTTCTTTCTGCGCGGCCGAGAACCGGAAGCCCTGGCGGGTCAGGGAGTCGACGCCAGCGATCGGATCATCGAGGGCCTTGCCGACGGCCTGGGCGGACGATACGAGGTCCATCCCCATGACCTTTGACATATTCAGAATCTGCTCGGCCGCCACGTCGAAGTTGTCGCCCTTGATGTTCTTGAAGCCAAGGAGGACGTTCTGCATGGAGAGAACTTCTTCGTCGGCGTAGCCGGTTACTTTTTGGAGCTTATCGGCCAGGGCCTGTTGCGCTGCGGCGGTCGTCCATGATTCGGCGCCGGTGGCCTTGAGCGTCGCCTTGTTGATGGCGATGGCCTTTTCCTGGGCCGCCCAGTCGCCTTCGACCTCGTTGACGATCTGCCCGACTTTCTGCAGGGCGCGGCCGATTTCCTGGACAGCCGCAACCGGCCCCTGCATCACGTCGCGGAGCTTGGCCGAGGCGTTCTGCAGTTTCGATTTCAGGTTCGCAAGGTCGCCGGAAAGGTCGGAATCATCGATTTTCGTCCCGATCCTTACCCATCCATCATAGGCGCCGCTCATCCGCACACCCCCGCCAAGGATTCGAATAGTCCGCTGAGTACATCGTTCTTCTTTTCATCGAGCGCATAGTGCCGTTTCAGCTTCGCCAGGTCGTTGCGCTCGCCGGGCTTCATGTCTTCGCGGAAAGGCCGCGCGCGAATATCGATCACGTCCGCAAGGTGCGTTCCCTTCGGCAACCCCGCGAGGAGTTCGCAGAAGATCCACCAGTGCATCCGGGTATCTCTCAAGTTGATGTGGTAGGTCTGGAGAAAGGCCGAATAAATGCGGCCGGAATCGACGAGAATGTCAAAGTATCGAGGCTCTTTTTTCTTGTCCGGGTCGGGCGCTTCGCCGCAGTTGATGTACCAGCGAAGGTACGCCGCCAGCTCGCCAACGTCCCCGACTTTGATCTTTACCTTGCCGAAGAAAAGGACGAGCGCCAGGGCGGTTCTGTCCTGGTCGCTCAAGTCCTTGTCATCGAGCAGGCGGAGGTACGAGAGTACCGTCCGATAGTCCGTGTTGATCAGATATTCGCCCCCGGAGACCTGGGCGGCCTCGGGGGGAACGTCGATCAAGGGATTAAATTTCACGGCTGCCCTTGGTGGCCGGCTTCACCGAGTCCACCTTGGCCGCGACGCCCGCGCCCTTGATGTTCGAGGCGATGAACGTGAGCAGATCCACCATGTCCAAGAGGTCGTTTCCGGCCTTCTCGAAAAGCTCATCCCACGCGCCAGGAATGAGCAGTTCGACCATCTCTTGCTCTTTTGCCTTGATGGCGTCGAACTGCGCTTCGATGGTGCCGAGGTCTTCGTTCTTCGAGTTGGCGAACTTCTTCGTGAGGTCTTCCACCTCGCGCCAGATCGCCGAAATGGCCTTGACGAACTTGTAGTTGGTCGGGGAAACGTCGAAGCGGTAATCCTTACCGCAGATTTTCAGAACCAGGACGTTCTTGCGTTCCTTGAAATTAAACTCTTTCATGCATTTCCTCCTTCACTGGAAATGAAGCCCGCGATTCGGCGCGGGCGGCCTATCCTGCTACGACCCCTGCAGGAGAGGGGGAAGGAGGACGCTTTTACGCTTTGATGTCGCCCGAGGCGAGAACCTGGCTGATGAACTTGACGACGTGCTCGTAGGCGTCGAGCTCGTACACGTTGAGGTACTGGCCCGCAACCGCCGCGATGTCCGCGCCGGAGGTGTAGGCGATGTAATCACCCACGTACTCGCGGTTCTTCACGACGAGAGCCGCCGTAGACAGCTTGTAGCCCGCGTGGTTCCCGGCGCCCAGGCTGGTGATCGTCGCCTTCGTGCAGCCGGAGGTCACCGCGGAGGCCGCGATGGTCAGGGGCAGCGCCGTGGCCGCGACGGGGTCAACCTTCGTCGGCTTGCCGTTCAGGTGAACCTCGAAACCGAACGCGCTGGGGCTGTTCGCATCGCCGCCGGGGGGCGTGATGTTGGCGATGGTGCAGGGGCCGGAGATGACCGTGCCGCCGGCGTTGGTCGACCGGAAGTTGGTGAGCCGGTTCGGGCCGATGGCGAACAGCTTGGAGAGAACCCAGTCCTGCGCGGCGTCGCCGGGGATGCGGTCGCCGGAGAAGGGAATCTTGTACTGGAAGGCGGTGACGTTCGAACTCTTGCCGCCGTTGCCGTCCAGGTAGCCCTTCTCATCGACGGACTCGTTGTTTCCCGGGGTCGCCGAGACCAGGCCCGCGCCGACACGCACATACTGCGCCGTGCCGCCGGGGTTGATGTCCAGCTCGAAGAGAGTCTGGAAATTCAGGGGAGCGCTCATACGCTATACCTCCTCGAAATAAACCAGCTTATACGAGCTGGTGTAGATATTTGCGCCGCTCTCGTCTCTCGAAATGAACGTGGGCCGCGCAACCGTCTCCAAACGGCCTTCCGTAAGGCCGAGTAGATTCTGGAAATTGTCGAGAAACAGCACCGCCTCGATGGCTTCGAGCCATTGGCGCGCGAGGACGACCTGAGCCGACTTCGCGTAGTATGAAAAGCTGAACTGCGCCCAGTACGATCCGGTTAGGTAGCGCCGGAAAATGAGCGGGGAAACGTCGTGGCGGCAGATCAGTTCCTCCTGGGAGTCGCCGGGAAAGGCGTCTTCATTGATTGCCGTAGGGAAGGAAACGCCGGGGAAGTCGTGCCCGGACGGCAGACGCTGGCCGGAGGGCGTGGCCTGAATCTTCGCCAGCTCGGCGAGGACGTAGGCATTGATCGCCGACATGATTTCAGGCATTGATCGCCGCCTGGGCTTTCGCCAGCCATTCAGGGAGGTGCCGCGCCTTCGCTTCTTCGAACCACTTGCCCCGCGCGTTCGGGTTCTTGTCGGTCGAAAAGTTGTACTCGGGGTGGTGGTAGAGGCGGTGAGCGTAGAGCGTATCCCAGATCACTTCGCCCGATCCGATCACGGTGGCGAGGACGCCTGAGCTTTGCAGCGTTCCCTCGGCCTGGGGGCAAAAGAAGTTGGAATCCTTCAGGACCTGTTCATCGAGCGCGGCCTGGACGCGGACGAGCGAACCGGATAATCGGCTCGCCACCCTGAGAATGTCCATTTCGACATCGGTGAACTTAGACACAGGCTACCTCGTAGTGGTGAACCTCGGGCGTCGATCCGTAGCAGGGCGTTACCTTGCGCGCGGACAGCTCGATCGTCCCGAACTTTATCTTGTCGCCCACGGCCGGAACGGTCCCGGCGGGGCGCGAATTTACACAGTCAAAAAACATGGTGAAGCGGTCTGCCTTCATGTCGCCAAGGCTCGTCATGGCGTTCTGCTTTACCGGCTCGAAGCGGACGAAGGTGAGCGCCACGGCGGCGCCGTAGGTCTTCACGCTGTTCACCATCCCCGCGTAGGGCGTCAGGGTGCCGGAGTGAACGAGGAGGCGGCGGGGGATGGGGTTACTCATCGTCATCCTCGGATACGCCGTCGATCAGGTTTGATACAGCCCGCCCCATGATGCCGGACTGTTCGAGATAGGCGACCGCCCGAGGGCAGAGCGCCATGTGGTTCTTGCGGGTAGCCTGGGCCGGAGCCTTATAGCTTCCGATCTGCTCGCCCGCGCTTTCCGCTTCGTTGTAGGTGTCGCCGTTCTGGACATAGTGCTCGACCTGCGCACAGGTCGCTTTCTGAACCATCGCCAGCTCGGCGGCCGTTAGGTCGGCGAGGACGATGCCGTACATGGTGGCGATGTCGATATCATCACTCGCTCGCGCGGCCAGCCGGGCGAAGTCCGTGCCGGCCGAGATGCCGAAATAGGTGGAGTCGTAATACGATTGAGTGATGTAGGACATTACTTCGCCGCCTTTTTCGCGGCCTTCACGACGGGGGCGGGGCGGGCCATCGGGTCGATGATCTTGTAGGATTCATCGCAAGACCCCTGGCATACGAAGCCTCGCGCCTCCGCTTCGGCGACGCCCGCGGCGTCCTCTCGGACGATCGAGACCGCGCCTTTGCTCAACTTGTACTTCATGGTTCCTCCCGAAAGGGCCGGCTCAGTTAAGGGCCGGCCCTGCTAGGTGGCTATTCCGCTATCAGCCGGCGGAGTAGATTTCGCCCGAGGTCAGGGTGGCCTCGGTGAACTTCACGACGTGGCCGGTCGCGTCGAGCTCGTACATGCCCAGGTGGTTGGTCGCCACAGCTGCAGCGATGTCGGTCCCGGAGGTGTACGCGGTCAGGCCGGCGGGAATGTCGTTGAACTTCGGATCGGTGATCTCGCCCGCCTGAAGCAGATAGGCGAGGGTGTGGCCGGTGGCGACGGTCTCGACGGTGAACTTCGTGCCGGCGGCAGCGCCCTTGGCCACAGTGGCGGTCAGCGCGGGAGCGGCGATCGAGGTGTAGGAAACGTAGACCGCGTCGAAGGCGTTGTCCTTGATCCACAGGTCGTGGTACTTGCGGTACTGGATCTTCCAGGCGTCCATGGCCTGGTTCGCATCCGGGGCGAATACGCGGACCTTGTCGGTCTTGACGATGGCGATAATCGCGGAGCGCGCGGCGATGATCCAGTTGATGTTCATCGCGGTGGCGGCGGCGGAGAAGCCGTTGGTCGCCGAGAAGGTGAAGGCGCTCTTGAGCCGAGCCGAGGGAACGCGGAACATCGGGATGCCGTCGAGGGTCTTGGTCTTCGTGCTCAGCGAGCCGTTGACGAAGGTATCGAGGCCGATGTGCTTCTCGATCTCGGTGGACTTGTCGAGGATCAGCGCGGCGGCGTGGGAAATAGCGATCACGAGAGGTTCGCTCTCGCCGATCACGTCCTGGATCGCCTCGATGTCGGCCTTGATCTGGCTGTAGACGGTGGCGACAACAGGGGTGTACGCGCCGGTTTTCAGCGCCTGGTTGGCGAGGGAGAAGATGGTCGAATAGCGGTAAGCATCGACCTCGGGAACGACCTTCGTCCGCTGGAACTCGCCGAGGATCGTCCCGGCGCCGGCGACGAAGTTGGTCTCGTCGTAGTCCTGGGCGTCGAGGTTGAATTCCTTGCCGCGGTCCTGGGTAAGGGTCTTCTCTTCCCAGGTGAGCGTCACTGCGCCGTCAGGGAAGCCGGTGGACCGGGAATAGGTGCCGAGCCCTTCCACGACGATCTTGGGGATCTGAACCTTGTTTCCGCCGTTGTAGCGAACCTGGGAGGCGTTCGCCTCCATCCAGGCCGTGGTCGAGATTTCCATGAACTGCTGGTCGAGGCCCGCCTGGAAAATCTCGGCATAAGAAAGCACGTTCGCGGTAGCCATTGTGCTCTTGCCTTCGGGCCAATAAAAAAGCCGGGGTGAACCCGTGGCCCTTACCTGATCTAAGCCGTCCATACGGACAGCCGAAATCTTGGATAAAGGACCAAGTACCTCACCCCGACCTTTTTCCGGCGTCGGCAACCGGCAACCCCGCCAAAAGGGGCGGGCGCCTGCGGGAAGCATTCGCTCCCCGCGTTCACCTACATCGTAAGCACTAAAAAATCATGCTGTCAAGACCACAATTGTGTCCTAATTTACTTAATCCCGAGCGCAGCGTTGAAAGCCGCCTTCGCCGCGTCGGCCTCGGGCGTCGTCTGCGATTTCACCTTGGCGCCCAGGTTCGGAGCCTGGGGCGCCGCCGCGTCCTTGAAGTACGGCCGCTTTTCCAGCGCCTTCTCCACCTTGGCGGCCATCGTGTCGCCTTCCTCGCCCATGGCCAGGACAATGAAGTCGTCGACCTTTTCTTTCGGCACCCCGAGCGCCAAAGCCTCCGCCTTGGCCTCGGCCTTGTTCGCCCTCGCCTCGGCATCGGTGCGGGCTTTTTCGGCGGCCGTCCGGCCCTCCTTCTCCTTGTCCAGCTCGGTCTTCTGGCTGTCCCGGAACGCCTTGAACGCGGCCATGTCGTCCTTCACGTTCCCGGAAGGCTCGATGCCGTTGTCTTTCAGGAACTTCTCGACCGCTTCCTTCTTGGCACCCGCCTTCATGTTGTTCACTTCGGCGTCGGTGTACTTCTTTTCAGCCTCGGGAGCAGGGGCCGAACTCGGGGCTGGCGCGGGCGCTGGGGCCGGAGCCGGAGCGGGGGCAGGGGCGGGTCCGGGGGCCGGTGTGTCGGCCGCCATGCGAAACGAGCGCTGAAACATTTTCGTGGGATCCATTATTAGTTGACCTCCTTGGTCGTGGAATTATTGAATTCGCCGCAAATCTCGAAGCTCTCGGCTTCGAGCGTTATCTTGCACCTCTCCCCTTCTGGACGCATGGAAATAGAGACTTCAAGGACGCGAGGCACCTCTTCCCCTGTCGCCACGTCTATGATCTTTACGTGGGGCGGGGTATCAAATTTCTCAATCCTTACGCGCAAAATTGACCTCCTTGGTCTTAATGCCGTTTTTCTGCTCATCCTCTATCGTGTCCATGAGCTTGTTCATCGTGCTTGCCGCGCCGCCGGCGCCATAGGGGCTGGCCTTTTGCAGCTCTCGAAGCACGATCCGTAGATCATTCCACGCCTTTTCATAGTCCATCGGTCCATCCTTCAGTCGTAAACTTGTTCGCGGCCGCGCTGCCTCGTGCGGCCTGTTTCCTCAATGAAGTCCCGCATCGCGGCCTGGCGGTCGCGCACGAGACCCTTCGCCTGGGCGAGCGCCCCCTTGTCGCCGAGGGCTTCATAGACCCCGGCCTGGCGCTTCGCCGCCCTGATTCCTCGCTCGATCGCTCGCTGCTTCTGGCTTTCCTGGTAGGCTCTGGCGTTCTCCGCCCTCTGCTCGGGCGTATCGTCCGGGCTGTAGGTTTGGCGCGAAATGCCGGGGAAAAAAGGATAAGTTGTATGCCCGCAATTTATACCTAGAAGCCCTGCCGGCTCGCCATAGGACGTTGAACTGAATGCCGGGTACTCCTCGGACTTGCCGGAAAGCGAAAAGATGCGGCCCTGGTACGGGGCGCAGAGCGGCCGCGCGCCGGCGTGGCTCGATACCTCGATCAAGTCCGCGCCGTATTCCTGCGCGCGTTCCATCTGTACTTCGGTCGTCACGCGCCTGGTATTAGAGCGAATCACCATGTTCGCGTAGGCTTCGGTCGTCCACTGGCGCCCCGCCTTGTCGACGATCGAGGGTATCCCGGCCTCGCTCCATTCCCTGACCGCCCGGACCAGCGCCTCATGCCCGGACATGGACCCTGTGAGGACTTGCGCCGTCACGCGGTTAATTGTCGAGGTATAGAGCGGCCCGGACTGCTCGAGCATCGTCGCCATGGCCAGGTTCATCTGGCTCACGGCGTTTTTCTGCCAGGCCGCGATGGTCGCCCTGATCGCCGGGTCGGCATCGAGCGGCACGGCATCGAGCAGGGTAGCCCCGGCCTCTTTCGCCCGCTTGAAGGTGTCTTCGCTCTTGAGGAGCGCATCCATCGCAACATCGTCCACCTCGGACATGGCCCCGGCCTGGATCGCGTCGCGGTAACGGCGCAACACGGCCGCCGCCCGGTCGTTCAGGGCCCCGAGCTTCTTGAGCTTTTCGATCTTCCAATTCGCCGACGCCACGGCACCGCCCCGCAAAAGGCGGGCGATGTCCGTGAGGATTTCGGTCTCGGCGGCGTAAAGAAGATCGGCGGGGTTCATTACTTTACGACCTCGAGCTTCAAATCCGTGAGGTAGTTCCGGGCTTTTGGCGCGGCGGCCATCTTCTTTGCGGCCTCATATTTCGCCTGCCTGAGTGCCTGAATTTGCTCGTAGGTTTTCCCTCGGCGCTCATTCTTCGAGAGCGAAACACCATCCCATGGGTGCCTTTCGCGGGGCTTGGCGAATTTGCTGACGGTTTCTTCGGCACTAATTAGCGGAGCTTGCCCTAGCATCACGGCCGCCGCCAGCGCCGCTATGGCCGATGGCCTGTACTGCGATTTCTTTTCTTTCATTTCACGACCTCGAGCTTCGGGGCCTTAGCCGCGTCCTGCATCTTCTTCGCGGCCTCCGCGCGCTCCGCCGCCATCCTGGCCCGCTTGCGTTTCAGGAAGCCGGGATACAGGAACGGCAGCTGAACGTAGATCACTAGCCGCTCGGCGAAGCTGGCCGGCTGCCTGAACGCCAGGGTGTCCCGAACGAACCAGCGGTAGGCGAGGGGGTTTCGCCGCGGCGATATTCCCATGGCCTCCTGGTAGTCGAGCTTCCTGCGCGTCGGCTGGCGGTTCCAGGTGTCCTCGCAGAGCTTGTAGATCTGCCCCGCGCTCATGGCCGCCAGCGCGGGCGGCGACACCGCCTTGATGCGAAAGAACTTCACGAGCTTGTCGTATTCGACGAGCACATTCTTTCGGTCGCGATCAGCCTTCTGCCCCTTCTCATGTAGCTTCAATGCGTCCTCCTTATGCGCCCGCCCCGAAGAGCGAGTCGCTTGTAACCGTAGCTGTTTCCTTGGCGATCTTGGCGGCCATGGCTGCCGCCGCCGTCTCGTCGATGCCGTGGATCTTCTGGATCGCCGTCGCGCGGTCGACCAGTTTGTTGGTGTAGAGGTCGGTCCAGTAGGTCGCCTTCGAGTTGCGATCCTCGATCACGGAATCGTCCCACTGGATCGTCGGCACCTTGGCCTTGTCCGCTCCCGCGATGCCGTAGAACGCCCCGAGCTCGTTGACCACGCGGAAAAGCTTGATCAGCCCTTCGGACAGGTTCGCCCGGAAGCCCTGCATGGTCTTGTAGGTGTGGGAGTTGTCCGAAATGACCTCGGTCGCCGTCTTCACGCTCTGGCCGTCGAACGAGAAATAGCCGGCGTCGAAGCCGGTCTGCATGGCGAGGAGGTCGAGGTTGGTCTGGATCACCGTCTTGTAATCGTCGGGGTGCAGCTCGTTCGAGAGGTTGATCGGCTTCATCTTGTCCGCGTCGTCGCCCTCAAGCCTCAAGTACACTTCCTCGTCCGGGTCGAATCCCATGCACTTCTTGCCATTCTCGTCGTAATAGCCCCGCATGACCGTTCCCGGCAGCGCGACGCGCGGCTTCCCGAACACGACGTCCATGTGCATCGAGTCAAAGGCGGTATCGATCGCCTTGAGCGTATCGAGCGAGTTGGCGTAGAGGGAAATTCCCAGCGGGCTCTCCGGCTCGATGTTGTTCGCCTCGGGGTTGGGGATGTAGACGAAAAGCGGCATCGAGATTTCTTTCGGGATGATCGTTTCGGGTTCAAGGCTCTCGTCGAACTGCGACAGCGCCACCTCAAGCCCGGTCGTCTCGTCGAATACTTTCTGCGTGATCGTGTAGCCGCCCTTCGCGGCCTTCCGGTGCGTCTCCACGCGTACCAGCTTCTTCTCGCCAATGGCGCGGCGGTCGATAAACGATCCCTCGGTGATCTCGGTATTGTCCCAGGCGAGGGGAATAAAGCTCTGCGCCTTGACGAAATCGAGCGCCAGAGTGTTCTTCTTCTCCGCCCCTTCGCCCTTCGATCCGAGCAGCACCTTGAGCACCTGGCCGCCCGTGGCGCCCGCCCATTCGGTCGTCTTTCGCAAGTTTTTCCAGAGGTCTTCCTGCTTGATGAGCGCATCGACCAGCGTCCCAGCATCGACGGTCGGGGGCTCGGCGAGGACCAGCCCCGCCATTTCCGAGCAGAGCACTTTCGGCATGTTGAGGCTCAAGCGGGCGCGGGTCTTTCTCTTGCTGGATGCCGTCACATAGTCATACGACAACCAGGGAGCCTTGCAGCGGTAGATTTCCCACCACTTCATGATGTTGTCGTCGGCGCCCGTCACCTCAGGCGGAATGACTGAAAGCTTCAAGATGTTGATGAAAAATGCGATAACCTTGGCCCATATTGATTTCATAATGCACCCCTCATTTGTTCGAGTAGTTGGCTTGCGTCGCGCTCGGTCGAGTATTCCATGGCGTCCAGGCTGTCAATGTTCGTTGATCCATCATCGAGCCGTTCGTCGTTCTTCTTCGGATCCCATACCGCGTTTTCCACGGCCTCGATAGTCTTCGGGCAGTCGCGCATGATGAACGCCCGCCCCTGGCTGTAGAGCACGTCGTAGAGCCTGATCCGGTCGATGATCGGCCTTTTCATCGCGTTCTCGACGTAGATTCCCGCCCCGCATGAGTTCATAGACTTGATGATGAGCTGCTCCGCGGAGTCGCCGAACGCCCGCTCGACCGGGGCGATTTCCCGCGCCTTCATCACGAAGGTTTTCCAAGCTGAGAGGATCGATTCGACGGACTTGTTGAGCGAGTCGTAGTGTTCCTTGACGGTAACGACGGACAGCTTGCCGGCGGCGTTGATGAACCAGCCTGTCGCACTGAACGTCGTCGCGCTCTTGGAGCCGCCAAAGTCGGCGCCCAGGGTGATCTTGAAGATGCGCTCGCGTTCGTGCCCTGGCTGCAGGCCCGGCAGTTCGTAGAGTACGTTCCCCGGCTTGCCGGGCTTATTGTTGACGAAGCTCGTATAGATTCCGCCCTCGGCGCGGACACGAAGGCCAAGGATGTAGCGTTTATAAAAGACGCCGGTGTACGACTCGGCCAGTCGTGCCTTGCGCTCCTCGGAAATCGCGGGGTTGTCGTCGAGCGTGAAGTGGAAGCGGCGATAGAGCCTCGGCACGTAGTCCTTGCCCCAGCGGTCGATGCCGATGCCGGGGTCCTTGTAGAACCAATGCGTCGGCGCTTCGGGGTTGAGGGTGACGATGTTCCTGATCATCGGCGACGCGAACGAGCGCCCGAGCGCCGTCTTTACGAAATCGGGGTGCTGTAGCGGGGCCTCGTCGCCGTACCAGCCGAGAATCGTCAAGCCCTGGGCTTTCTTGAAGCTGGCGGCGTCGTTCCCGCCCATGAGGTAGATCGTCTTGCCGTCGTAGAGCAGATAGTGCGATCCGTCCCGGTCGGTTCCCTGGCGTGCGGCCTTCCCGGTGATGGCGAGGAACCCGTACTCTGGATCGTCGAGGCAGTTGCGCGACAGGCTCCCGAGCGTGTTCCCCGACATGAGCAGGTTTCCTGGCGGGCAGTGAAGAATGTAGTCGTTCCAGTCGTGAAGGCTCGTCACGGTCTTCGCGCTTCGGATCGACCCTTCGTAGGCTGTCATTTCGACTGGGTTCTGATGCCCGAGCCGCAAGGCTTCCATGGACTTTTCACGCATGGGAAGGATCATTGAGCGCCCCCATTGTACTTTCCGAGAAGCGCGTCGTATCTATTCCGCATTTCCTGAACCAGCGCGTCAAAATTACCATCGCCTGACGATTCCTGTTTCTGCCGCCAATTTTCCTTGTCGCGGTTATTGAGCCATACCTTGCAGGCTTCGGTGTCGGGCGGGGCCGCTCGCTCAACCCATACAACCTCGATATGTTCGGACTCGATGCGGTGGTTGCCTTCCCAGGTTACGTCCTTGCACTTGAACGCCTGTTGCTCTTTCCAGTGCGCGCCCTTCGCTCGCTCATAGAGAGACCTGGCTATTTCGGCGTCCGCCAATTTCTTCCCGGCCTTAATGGCGGATAGAAATTTTGAATGTTTGCGTTTCCACGCCTGTAAGGTTTTCCTAGTAACCGCAAAGTTTTCCGCTAATTGATCGTCCGTGGCACCAAGAAGACAAAAATTGTATGCCAATTCGTCGTACTTAGGGCTGTATGACGATTTGCGGCCTCGCTTCTTTTTTGGCGCTGGTGAGGCTGTAATGGCATCGGGGGTTCCCATTATCTAAACAATTGCATATAAAAAGGCCCTTGTAAAGACCACAATTGTGTCCCAAATATGCAGAAAACAATAAGAAAAGGCCCCACCATTGCGGCAGGGCCTGAGCGTACAGCTACTTACATTTGGGTTACTTGCTTATAATGGCCCGCTCAATCGCTTTGGGTTTCTCTACAGACGTGGCTCGCTTCATTACTTTGGGTTTCTTCACGAATTTGGCTCGCTCGCTTTTCATGGTCATCTTGCCATCCTTGGCTCGCTCTGGTTCAGTGGTTTTCTTATTCATACTGGCCCGCTTGATTATACCATACTTTTTTCAAGAAACATGCTTATGCCCAAGGTATTCTTCCTGATACGGGGCTCGGACTGGCAGATTTTCCACCGTGCGCCAGGCGACGTACAGATCCTTGAGAAACATTTTGATCATGTAGCGCTTCGCGGCATTGGCGCGGTGGCCCTTGCTTTCTTCGCTCCATTTTTTCTCACCACCGGCTACGATGTTCTCTTCATTCTCCAATCGCTCCTTGTAGGGATAGTAATAATCAAGGGCGTAAGAAGATTGTGCCTTGATCATACAGTCGGCCAAAACTCCGACGAGTTTCGTGCGAAGCCAGCCGTTGAACGGAGCGACGAACCCCGCCGTAAGCCGATCGCCACGGATCATCGTGTCCGTTTCCACTATTTTGAAATCAGGACCCTTGCCCTGGACTCGCTTTTTCCCCCGGACCATGCCAGGGTTCAGTCCCGCGTATTGCCACATCTTCGAGACGGTGGTTGCTTTTTCGATGTCGAACTCCGCCATGATCGCCGCGCTCATCAAAGGCCCGCAGCCCTTCACGGCATCGAAGAAAGCGTCCCACAAAGGCTCATCTTTGACCATCTTCTCGATCTGCTTCGCAAGCCTCTTTTCGATCGCCTGCGTATCAGACTTTACCGACTCAATGATGGCGTAGTCCTTTTCGGAAAACACAGCCTCCGCCATGTTTTCTTCGTCTTGGCCAGAGTCGTCCGCCTTGAGGCGAAGCCGCCCGGCTGTGCGCATCCTCATGTCCTGATAGTCGTACATGGTGCGAACCATAGCTCGTAATCTATTTCGCTCAATTTTTTTCATTCTTTTACCTCCGTAAATATTCCGCCAATGCAATGATATTTAAGAACATGACAAAGGCTTGCGCTTTTCTCGGCGGCACACCCCTCGCAAGAGTCGTCTTCAACCCATGGAACTACCTTGTATTTTTTGCCATCTAAAACTACCGCTAGTTCGGGAATTGGCTCTGGTTCTCCATCCCGCTCAATGATTTCGCGGGCTTGCGTGAGCGCATCGTTTAATTCAATGCCTTCCGCTACTGTGATTGGCTGGACTAAACCACACCGTCTATCGGTTGCTCCACCTTGATCGGCGCTGTACGATTCTGCGGCGTCTATTAATCTAATGAGCGCTAATTTGTACCAATCTGCCCGTTGCCGTTCCGGCGCCTCGCGTATCGCCTTCTCAAGCTCGGCCACTCGCGCCACGGCCTCGTCCCGCTCTTTGAATGTATGAAACAGCGTCGTGTTGGCTGTGTGCGCCGACTCTCGCCACTCGTCCCGCTCGCGCTCGGCGGCGTCCAGCAGTTCGCGCAACTTTATCTTTGCGGCAAGGTCGTCGCGATTCTGCTGCTCGGCGGCGGTGAGGGCGTCGAGGACGATCACCTCATCGTCATCCTCGTCTAGCGTTCCGTGGAGTAGTTTATAGCTTATGTTGGCTTTCGCCTCGTCGATCTGCTCTTTCGTCGCGCTCATGGCTGGGCCTCGCTTTCGTCGTCGCAATAATGACAATTACCATCCTCATCAAGTCCTCTTTGGCATTTTAGGCATAGGTCGTACCAAGAGTATGATTCGATGTCTGATTTCATTATTTCGTATTTATAAAACCCGTTGTCGACAAGGTATTTTGTTTCTGTTTCCTGAAGTCCATCATCATATTCAACTGGGTCGTAATAATCAAATTGACCACTTTTTAGAACAAATTTGATTCCCTTCAGCATCTCCCCACCTCCTCGCTCTCGATCTGGGCAAGGGCGGCCATGAGCATCCCGCGCGTTGCCTTTTTTGATAGCCCTTTTTCGTCGATCGCCTTGACCGCGCCTTCGATTGTTGCCCTCTGCCTCTCCACCTGTGCGCGGAGGGCGAGAACCTCGTCGCCTCTCGGGTCGCTCTGGCCCTGCGTGATGGCGAGGCGCAAGTCGTCCATGTTCCAGTCATGGACCAGCCCTACCTTATCGAAATAAGCGTCCGCTCGCTCCGCCGCCTTAGTTCTCTCGTCGGCGCGGATCGCTGTTGCAAATAGTTCGATAAGTTGCAGATTTCTCAAATATGATGCTGATCCTTTTACACCCAAATTTTCGCGTATCCTTCTGTATAGCACACCGCTATCGATTGCACTTTCCATGTTCACCCCTCCACTTTGTAGCCGTGCTTGGCGGCGATACACTGATAATTCACACATTCGCCTAATGCCCTCGCCATCGGATCGGTGGCTACTTCTGTTGCTGACCGGATAATGTCTTCCAGCATCGCCCTCGGCACCCGCTTGGCGTAGGCGTCGATCAGGGCGGCGGCTTTATCGGCGGTAAGGTCGAATACAAAATCGTGTCCGAGAAGTTCGCCTTTTTCATTTACGATATTCCTATGCCGCCCGCTTTGAAGTTGATCGCGCAGCTCCACCGCGCTCTCTGGCACTTCGGTGGGGTGGAGGACGTTTTTGCAGGCTTCGCGCACGGCATCCACCCAAAAAGGGGCGCCAGAAAAACGCGACACGATCTTCTCTATCGTCTCGGAAATTTCGCTTTCGGGGATCAGTACGTATTTCACCATTGCACCCTCTCCACGATCTTGATCTTGACGTTCTCGCCCAGGATCGCCCCGGACGGTCCGTACAGGTTGAGCGCATCCCGCACCGTGTCCGACAAGACATAGTGGGTGTTCCCGTTCTGGCATACCTTCAGCTCGAAAAACTCGTTCTTGTAGGTGTCCACTTTGTCCTTCCGCATCGTCTCTTTCGCGGTGATCTTCGGCAGCTCCTGGCCGGCAACGATGTAGCAGACCTTTTCTAGGTCGTCCGTCACGGTCGGCTTGTCGGAGTAATACCCGAACAGCGAGGACCAGTCGCCCGTGTGCAGGATGAATCGGGCATCGACGCCGTTGTTGTTCCGCTTCTTCTCCGGCGAGTTCCAGCTTGAGCCGGTCCGGTAGGTGCCTCGCGTCAGCTCGTCGAAGACTTGGTGAATCAGGGTGCGCACATTGTCGTTGACGAGATCCTGCAGCGAGGCGAGCCAGCCGCGGGCGTTGTCGGGCGTAAAGTCCGGCGTCCGCCCCGCCTCGATGTCATCCTGGAGCTGCTTGTACGCCGTGCAGAGCATGTAGCGGTGAAGCCCGAACAGGTCGACGAGGTACTTCCAGCACCAACGGTCGACGCATTTCTCGTAGCCCTTCTCGGTCTCGCGGTTCAGCCCGCTATCATGGCAGCTCAGGTCGTAGGGCGTGTATCCCTTGATCGTCTCAAACTTCTTCCGCAGTTGGTGATCCTTCTCCTCGAGCTCGTGCATCCGGGCGATGATGTCCAGCTTCGCCGTGTAGAGCCCGTCCACCGTCATGCGCGGGGCCAGCTCGCCGCCGGTGCTGTCGTCGTCGAATCGGTGGCGCATCATTTCGTCGCCTCGACTACTACATCAGACCGCGCGATCCGCACCGGCGCGGCCCGCATCACGACTTCCACGCCCGATAGCCGGGCGAACTCAGCGGCGAGCTCGGGCGTCCGGAAGTAGACCACCGCGAAGCCGTCGTGTCCGTAGGTCAGCTCCGAGAAGAAGGCGTTTCGGTCCCGGTCGTAGATCGGCTGCCCCATGCGCATGGTCGCCCCGGGCGCGGGCCGAAAAAGCAGGGAGAGGAAGACGGTCAGGGAGAGGGCCGCGATGAGCAGGTTCTTTTTCATGTCGTCGCCTCTGTATCTTCGCCGCTTAATTCCGCCTGTTCAGCGTATTCTTCTTGCTGGCGCTGCTCATATTCCCACTGCTCTTCGCGTTCGCGCTGTAGCCTCTCTTCGTTCCGTCGGCGTTGTTCCCGCTCTTCCTGTTCGCGCTCCTCGCTCCTGCGATCCTCGATAGCCCTTTCTTGGCGGTCGTATTCCTCGCGGTAGGCCCGCTGTTGATCGGTGCCGTATCGGTTGTAGAGGTCGCGATCCTTATGGTCATAGCGGGCGTCCTCTTCGGCTTGCCGCCGAGTCCCCAAATACGGCCAGCTGTCATGCTCGGTTCGATAGTTCATACCCGCACCGCCTTTTTCACCTTCGCCTCGCGCACCCTGGCGAACAGAAGCCGCGCCATCCAGCCCTCGACCGTCGGGTCGATCCCGCGCCGGCGGGCCTCGGCCGAGAGGTCGACCAGGTTCCGGTATTCCTCCTCATCCTCCGGGGCCTCGAGCGCCGGCCTCGCGGGCATCGCCGCCAGCGCGTCCTCTTGGAACTTCTCGAATATCGCGATGTCGGGCGCCTTCTTGTACTGTGAGGTGAACCCGCGCATCAGCGCCCAGCGCAGCGCGTCGAGATAGGTCGGCGAGAGCTTGCCGACGTACTCGGCAACGTCCCTCATCTGTCCGATAGGGTAGGGGCTGTAGTAGCCCTCAATCCACATTACGAACTCTTTTCCGGTCATTCCACACCATCCTTCGCCGATGCTGGCGCGTACTTGTCGTACCAGTCGGCGTTTTGAGTCGCTTCGGTCTTTTGAGATTCGAGCAGGACCCGAGGCCAGATCCCGCCAGAGGATAGAATTGAGGGGAGGAACGGCTGCCCCGCCCAGTACCGATCCTGCGACCTGGTCAGGTTGTAGAAGGTCGTGAGGATCCGCTCCGCCATCGCCTCGTCGCCCTCGACGAACTTGATAATCCTCTTGATCGCCATGCCCTCGCGGGCATAGTCGGGGAACTTCCCGAAGACGGTCTCGAAGGCAATCTTGATCTTGGAATAAAGAGGGTCAACAGCCGCTGGAACCGAAGGTTCCGCCGAGGGCGTCTTTTTCTTCGGCCCATCTTCTTTCTGTTCCTGTTCCTGTTCCTGTTCCTGTTCCTGTTCCTGTTCCTGTTCCTGTTCCTGATTAGGCATAGCCTTACTTGAAGCCTTTAAGATAGCCTTACCGAAAGCCTTATCGAAAGCCTTTACGAAAGAATCATCCATCTCGCAAATATTTTCCCTGATAGAAATTATTGCTTCATGCAATAAATCACATTCAGGGAGAGTATCAAATTCTCCAAGCCATGAAGTAATAACGTTGGGCGATTCCGGCTTGTTGTATTTTAAGGCTTTCGGTAACCATATTAGGGGGGCTTCGAAGTCGGCTTTAACCATGCCTTTAAGTAAGGCTTCCTGAAAGGCTTTATCGAAGGCTTTCTGTGGCCATTTCAGCTCTTCCGCCATCGCCGCCCGACCCGCTCGAAATAAACCAGGAATAGGGCCGGTGAATGGTCCAGTCAACAGGAAGAACCAAAGACCCTGGCCGCATGGCGGTATCGGCGAAAGAGACTTGAAATTTTCATCAGCCCACACACGAACGTCAATTTTTCTGTATCTAGCCATTGGGAGACCTCTTTGCATTGCATGATCCGCATAAAAGCCGAAGATTTTCGGGGCAATTTATCTGATAAATGTTTTCTTTAGTCGCAAGGTAAACCGGGATTATATGGTCAATCTGAAGGTTCTCCCTGCTTCCGCAGAGCTGGCAAGAACGGCTGTCCCTCTCGTAGATGTATTTCTTTACGGCCGGCTTTTTGATGTATGCGCTCGATGCGTTCCGTAAATACTTTTTCAGCCCATCCTTACCCTTACCCTCTGCGACCCTGAAAGCGTTCTCTTGCGGGTTAAACTCAAGGCCGTTTTTTGGTCTAGCCATTGATGCCCTCCGGGTCTTCGCGTAGAACAATTCCCATTTCCATAGCCAGTATGTGCGCCTCGTCGATACACCATCCACATTCTTCGCTCGTCATGTCCCGCTCGGAAATCGGCAACGGTTCAAGGTCAACAAGCGAATAGACGGTGTCGCCGTTCGGCTTGGTCATAAACCGCAAGCCGCGCTTGAAGGCCGCCCGCTTGAGGTAGAGCTTCACATCGTCGAAGTCGTTGCCGGTTATGGCGCATATCTGCTGGACATGTCCGTTGAGGTGGTGATTCTGGCTGTACCGCCCCGTAGACCTCGGCTTCGATGGCGTCGCCATTTCGAGGTCGAGGTGTTCGGGGCTCTTGAGCACAAGCTCCCGGTACTCGGACTGATAGATCCTCGGGATCTGAAAAGAGACAATTTCCAGCGTTCCGGTCTGTAACCGCTTCGCGTTCGGGAGCTTGAGCTTTGTCATGGTTTACCTCAGAAGGGAATGTCGTCCGTAAACGGCATCGGGTCGAACTGCGATGCGGCGCCAACGGCCACCGGCTCGCGGGCCTGGGCCTGATACTGTTGCCTTGGGGCCGGGGCGGCCTGGGCGGGCGCTGACTGCGCGGCGGGTCCAGCCTTCGGGGCGTCCACGATCAGGTACTTGATTTCCATGTACGCCATGCCGGCGTCGTTCGGCTTACCCTTGGCGATATGGACCTTGCCGTTGCGGTTGAGCCAGCGCTGGTACTCGAAGTTGCCGCGGGGAATCTTGAAGCAGTCGTAGAACTTCGTCATGTTCGAGTTGAAATAGTCGTTTTTCACGATCCGGTGCTTGAAGATGATCGTGGATTCCCTGATCACAAGGTCGATCGTGATCATCGGGTCGCCCTTGGAAGACGGCTTGAAGGTGATGTTCTGGATTTTGGCCATGTAGTCGCCTTCCTCGAGGCGCGGGCCGCTGTAGTCTTCTTCCTGGTATCCCTGCGCGAATTCGTCCATTTCGTTCATCGTTCTGTCTCCTTTACAGTTTGCGGAATTCGATTCCGTTTTCGTTCATGAAGTCGCCAAGGGCGACGATCTGATCGTAGGTGCCGCGAACCCACATGGTCCGTTCAAGCATTTCAGGCTCAGTAGGCTCATCCTGCTCGAAGGGCGGTTCCGGCTCGGGCTCGGGCATCGCCGGGGCGGGCTCCTGGGCCATAGACGCGACGGGAGCCACATAGACGGCCCGCGATACCTCCGGCTCGGGCGGCGCGGCCCTGGAGGCCGCCTCGCGTTCCTGGCGGGCTTTCTCGATCGCGGCCAGCCGATCGCGGTTCGCTTTGATGTCGTCCGCGCGCTTGAGCGCCGCATCCAGGCTCAAGGTGTCGAGGTAGTAGGCTTTCGCCTCGGGCTCGTTGATGCGGTCGAGCACGGCCAGGTCGTCCTCGGTCTGCTGGATTTTCGCGACGATTTCGGCCTGGACGTCCTTCATCTTCGCGCCCTTGTTCAACCAGGCTTCGCTCCATATCTTCTCGAGTGTGAAGTACTGGCATCCCTTCTCCGCGAAGAACTTCTCGATCAGTTGGCGCTTCTCGGCCTTCTCCCGGTTCTCCACTTCCTTGACCACGGAATCGATCTGCGCGGAGGTGGTCTTGATTTCCTGGCAGGCGGCGGTGACGGTGTCCTTGAACTCGTTCAGGGGCTTCATCCAGTCGCGCTCGATCTCGATGCGCTTATCGTTCAGCTTCTTCGCGGCCGCGTTGAGCTCGGCCTTGTCGCGCTTCGCGTCGGCGATGTTCGCCTCGCTGTAGTTCTCGGCCTTGTAGTTGGCGAGGTTGCGCTTTACGGTTTCGAGGATCGATTTCGCGTTCGTCGTCAACTCGCCGACGGTGTACTTCGATACCACCAGTTCCAGGCTCTCGGCCTCGGGCTGCTCGACCATCGAGAGGAACGAGTCGTTGAGGATCCGCCCCTCGCGGTAGGCATCGATGATCTCGGCGACCTTTTCATCGCTCAAGGTCTGGATCGGCACGACGTGGTAGTTTCCCGACTTCGGGCAGTGGAGGACGCGGAGACCTCCGGCAGCGTGGAGCATCGCGCGGTAAAGGTTGAGCTGTAGCGTCCAGGCTAGGATGTCGCGCTCGTTCTGGCTCTTGATGTCGTCGATGTCCATGTTTTCATAGACGAGGTCGGCGGTGCCGGCGAACAGGAGCCCGTTCACCGCGGCGGCGCCCTTCACTTCGTGCGCGGCCTCGCCGAGAAGCTGCGCCTTGATCCACTGGCCTTCGAGGGTGGCGAACTCGCCCGACTCAACATCCTTGTGGATCTGCTCGCCCCGCTCCCTGGCGGCCTTGAGGTTGGCCGCCGGAATCTTCGACATGTCCTTGCCGGTGACGGCCGCCACGATCTCCGTAACGCGCGGCGCGGCGCACCCGTCGACGGTGTAGCTCTGCGTGTCCTTATCAAACAAGAGAGTTCGCATACGCTTTTTCCTTTCCCTTGGCGGGGGCAGCGGCCGGGGCGGCCTTGACGGGCTGGGCGGAGGCGCCCGCCTGGATGAAGGTCGCGGCAGGGGCCTGGGCGGCGTTGAATGGCGCGGGGAAGTCGTAATAGTTGCGGATCGCGACGTCCACGGCGGCGAGGTCGTTTTCGATGTAGCGGTCGGTGAACATGCCGATGGGCGATTTCACTGTGTCCTGGCCGTCGTTCATGGTCGAGAAATAAAACTTTTCGTCCTGTACGAAGGTGCGCAGGACGATCGTGAACATGCCCTCGACCGTGATCTTCTCATCGAGCATTCGGCCGATGGTCTTGAAGTGGGTGTGCCCGGTGTCGTCCATCGAGGTATGGCCGAGGAAATAGACAATCTTCTGCGGCGGCAGGGCCACGACCTCACGGACGAGGTTCCAGAAGGACAGGCCGATGTCCGTGAACTTCTGGTAGCCGGTTTCCTTGGCGCGGCGCATGAACTCGTTCGCCATCAAATACTGCACGTCGTCGATCACGATGATGTCGCTCTGCGCCCGCTTGATCAGCGCCGTGATCTTGGCGTAGTCGTCCGAGTCGAACGACTTCTTGGTGGTCCTGAAGGGCAGTGGCTTCGACGCCACATTGACGAGACCATAGGTGTTTGGGTCGAGATTGCGCATCGAGGCGCTTTTCCCGGTTCCGCTTTCACCTAAAATCATTACTGGAATTCCCATATCCTTCTCCTTGAAAATGTGATCTTGCTAAAAGGGCTTGTCGCCCATGCTCAGGCTTTCTTCCTGGCAGATTTCCTTGAAAAGTCGGATCGCTTTACGCGCGTTCTCTGCGGTTTCCTCGGGTGTCGCGTATTCGGCGGTGACGGCGAGCGGGACTTTTCCGCGAGAGTTCAAAGCGAACTCCATCTTCGTCGTGTACTTCGCCGCGGCTCGCTTCGCCTTGGGCGCTGCAGGGTCTTTGCTCACCTGACCACCTCCTTCTCAGGCAGGAAGCCATCGAAGAAGGCCGCCTTGGCGAGGACGTTGTAGTCGTGGTTATTGAGCCGCACCGTCTCCGCCGCGATCGCCTTGGCGCCGGCAATGTCCCTGGCGTTGACCTCGATGTCCACCTCGTACCGATTGCCCTCCGGCGAGGTCATCTGAACCTTGACGGACCATTTCGCTAGTCTCCTGCTCATGCCTCGTCCTCCTCGCTGGCTTCCCTTTTCAGCATGGGCTTCTGTTTGACGATTCCGTTGTCATAAAGAGCCCACCACTCAGAAATGATTCTTTCCTGGGCTTCCTCGAGGTAGTCGCCCCCGGTCGTGGCGAGCGATACCGCAATCGCGGCGAACACAGCCTTCGGACACCCGTCGTAGACCTCCCTTGAGAGCGACTGGTTGTATTCGTTTTCCTGCTTTACTACGCCGTATCTGCTCATCGAATCGCCTCCGTGCTTAGGCATCTGCGCAGTTCGCTCTTGGGAATCTTGTAGCTGCGCCCCGGCTTCGCCGCCTTGACCTTCCCGTTCTTAATCCAGACCGAAAGCGTCTTCCCGGTAATGCCCAGCCGTTTGGCGAATTCGTCCCTGGAAAGCATCTCTTCGACTTCGTCCATCTTTTGGATACCTCCTTTTATGTTCTTTAGCATCCAAAAGCATCCTAAACCATCCAATATCATCCGTCAATAGGAAATCGATAGAAAATATCCATTTGCATCTTTTTTTGTCCCGGTGTACAATTCGCCTATGGCTGAACCGAAAAAAGCAAAGAACCCCAGGACCCCGGTATCCGTCCGCCCGAGTCCTGAGCAGCAGGAAATAATCGCCGAAGCAAAAAAAAGGTCGTTTGAAGCGACCGGAATTTTCGAGAAGGATTCACCGTTCGTTTTACGCATGGCGATGGAAAACATTGACCGCCTCTGGCCTGATATAAAGGTCAAGAAATAGCTGTAGTTTCTTGGATTGGTATTGCCCGCATCATCGGGAATTCGAGCCTCGCTGTAGCGATCTCCCCGCGAGATTCCAGCCTATGGAGCGCCGCCGCGCGGTATTGCGTCTGCATGGCCCAGTAGACCGTGAAATAGCCCTGGGTCTCGCGCAGCTCCGCCAGCACGGCGGCCTCCTGGTCGGCCTGGAAATCCCTCTTGCTCATTTGCAGTAAACCCGCTTCATCTTCCGCTCGGCCCGCTCGCGCTTATGGAACCGGCCGATGAACTCCGGGCACTCGCGCTCGAGCTTGTCCACGTAGAACGGCGCGTGGTTGTTGTTGATGAAAATGTGTTCATCTTCGCGGATGTCCTCGATGATCCGGCGCATGTGCAGGATCTTCCCCGCCGGTTCGGCCCTGGCTCTCCGCTTGATTTCCTCGAAAACGAAAGGGTTCTCGTCGTCGAACTTGTCGAAGCGCTGCTCTCGGGTATCCTGGGGGCGCGGGAGTCTCGGCTGTATCGGCAGCTCGGTAGGGTAGTAGGCGCTCATCTGTAGTGCTCTCCATGATCCTGGTGCAGTCCCACGGTCGCGTAGCCGCGCGCGAGAAGGCCGCGGGGCGGCCGAGGTTCCTCATGGTCGGATTCGATATAGGGGTGGAAGTCGGGCCGGGGCTCATGCTTCGGCTTCACCTTGGCCAGCGGCGATATTTCGCTCACGTCGTAGCTTTTACCGCCAAATTGTAGTTGCTCGCCAATCTTGAGTGCATCGGCGAGCGCGTACTGCATGGATCTCTTTTTATTCGGCTCAACGCCGATCGCCCGAAAGAACGCCTGGGCCGAGCGGTAATGCTGGCCGTTCGCCCATAGCTCACGCATGGTTCGCCCCCGTCAGCTTCGGGTTGGCGCGGCTGGCTTCGCACAGTTGGTCGTTGGCGCCGAGGCAGGGATACGGCGGGCAGTTCATCGCCTCGCGGGCGATGGAATGATGCTCATGCTTCAACGGCTCAGGATCGACGAAAAGCCAGTTCAGGAAGGCGCTAATCTTCTTCATGGTCCAATTCCTCCTGTATTACTTCAATCACGTCCTCAACGCGGTAGGCCACGATATGCAGGCCGCCCGCGTGGATGATGTCACGCTGGAATTCCACCTGATCGGGCGAGAGCTTTCCCTTGCCTGCCTTGCATTCCACGGCAAGGAAGCGACCACCGGGCAGGCAGCCGATGATGTCCGCGACGCCATTGCGGCCGGGGTTTGTACGCATGCGCTTGGTGGTAGGATCGAAAATGCCAACTGTTGAATTGCGCCACGCGACGATGCCGCGTATGGCGAGATAATCCAGGCAGGCCCGGACAACGAAGCCCTCGGGGGTGCTCATGCCGCCCTCGCTTTGCGAATCGCCTTCTTTTCGGCCGGCCGCATCGCCACCCACTGCTTTTTCCGCTCCTCCTCGGGAACCGCCATCCATTTTTGATAGGTGGCAAGGTAGCATTCCCATGGCTGCTTCCCGGCGTCGTTCCCCGCCCCGAAGCCAGGGACGCGCCAGGGCTCCTTGTAGAGCATGGAGCGGGAGCAACACTGGCGCCGGGCGATCGCGGAGAGGGTAAGGGTGTATTCCGAGAAAAGGGCGCGGAGTGTGTCCTGGACAGCGAGAAGGGTTTCGTTGCCGAAATTCACCGCCCCGGCAATGTCGGCGCGAGCGTCGGTCATTGCCTGGTCTCCACGCCCTCGGCGAGCCGGCGTTCGTATTCAGCAAGGCCGCGTTCAAGGAGTCGGCCAGCCATAATTGCCCGCCCTACTTTCTCTTTTCGCGCGATCTTCGCCACCTTCTTTCTTAGCTTCGCGTCGATATCGGCGCTTACATATTTTCCTTTTGCTTCCATGAGGGGGATTATAGTACCAGAACTGGTACTCGTAAAGCCATAATTTCAAATATATTTGAATTTTTCTTGCAATATCTTTCAAAGAGTACGATAAATGTGAATATGGTACCTAAATAAGTACTGAAAATAAGGAAGGTTGCTATGGGGAACAAGAAGGACAAGAAGGATGTCCACGTCCATCAGCTCAAATTCAGCATAAGCGAGGACGTTTATTCGAGGATGCAAATAGATAAGGAAGCCGGATACTGGGCCGATAAGTTCGACTCGGAGTTTGCCACCTATCTTATTTGGCTTGGCTCGAACGTTTACGAGGCCGAAGTGCTGAAAGTTGAACTTCGGATAGGGAAAAAAAATAGTACAACATCGACGGAAATAGAAGGCCGGGTTGCGGGAGAGTAGTCGCTTTTAGGGTGGAGCCATCGAGCAAATCTGGCATGGAAGAATTACATAATCATGGCAAAATAATACAATTCCAGAATATGGTGAACGGTTTGGCTTATGGGGTGATGTGATCAGGAAGGGGGTGTCGATGAGCAATGGAAAAGAGGGCGGGGCGAGGAAGAAGCCGCTCGAAACGTCAACAGAGGTAATCAAGGTCCGGCTTTCGGGGCGCGTTCTCGCTCGGGCACGGGCGGCGAAAGGAAAAGGCCGCTATAGTGACAAGTACGAAAACGAGTTCATGGGATACCTGGTCGAGCTTGGCCTGCAGCGATACGAGGCCGCCTGCCTGCCGATCGAGCAAGGCGAGGACTTAAAGAAAAGTACGCTTCACGAAAAGATACTCGGGAAAAAATAGGGGGAATGATGAAAAAAACACTGGTCGCATTGGCTATCATGGCGCTATGCGTTTCCTGTACTAACTTGGCGTTGACGCATGTCCCATGCACTGGCATTTCATTAAGCAAGACAAGTGCCGGGATAACTGTTGGCGGGACGATTCAGCTAACCGCGACAGTTGCACCATTAAATGCAACAAATACGAATATAACATGGGGAACGAGTAACGGTAATATCGCTACAGTTACCAATGGTTTAGTAATCGGAAAAACCTTAGGTAATGCGACAATCACGGCAACGACCTCTGACGGGAAATACTCTATATCATGTGATATTACCGTCGGGTATATTGCTCCCCCTGATTGGCTTATTGGGACATGGATGGATTCTAGCAAAACACTCTCATATACGATAACTCAATCAGATATCATTGATACAAGCGAAGCAACACCATCTAGGTATTCAGAAACCTATTCGACGCATGAAATAACCGAAACAATATCCGATACTTATTATGAAGTATCTGTAATGAATAAGCTTATACGCCAATGCTTTTCAAAAGTAACAATAGCAAAAATGACTCACGAACTCATCCTCAATAATATGTCATGGGGAAAAATTACATACTATAAGCAATAGTGCCTTTCTGAATTTGCCCAAGAAGGCCGATTCCTGGGCCTAGGACGAGTCGGACACATTTGTGAGCTAGTTTTACCTTAATCGCTATAAAGTTTACCAGTAGCCCGGCGCGCCTAGGCTTTCGGGGTGTTTTCCTCGTTTCTTGCCTTGTCGAGCCGTTCCTTCGCTTCCATGCCCTGAATTCGCAGCCCTTCGACATCGAAATGCTTGTAGTCTTTGATATGTTCGGAGTCGCCGGCAAGCATATTCACCTGTTCGGGTGTTAGGTGTTCGCTCTCGTAGGTGACGAAGCTATGCCGTAGCCAGTATGGCGTCCAGCCAAGGCCGGAGTATCCCTGTTCCTTCATGGTGGCCTTGAACGCCTTCAAGACTGCGTTGTTCGATATGGGCGCCTTCCCGTTCGAGGTGAAGATCCAATCGTCGGGCTTTTTGAATTTACTCGCCGTCTGCCATGCGCGTAACGCCTCCACCGTAACCTCCGATGGCCAGCCCGGCTTTTTTTTACCATTTTTCGTTTCCTTCACGGTATCAACGGTACATGCTTCGATCGCCGTGATGAGCGGAATGAAGTGATGCTCCCAATCGATATCGCGCCAGCGCAGGGACCGCGGCTCGCCGTTTCTGGCCCCAGTGTCGTCGAGGATCCCGAAGTATGCCGTCCACATGGGCGACCGCCAGATAGCGAGGGATTCGGCGTAGCTGTTCGGGAATAGCGCGGCCCGCACGTCGCGAGGGAGGGCGTCGCGGGGCTTCTCGGCCGATCCGTCGTATTTCGTCATGGCGGCCACGGGGTTGTTGGTCACGATGCCTTCGGTGATCCAATAATTGAACATGAGGGAAAGAACCCATTGCCCCCGCGCCTTCGTCGCCCTGGCCAGCGGCTTCCCTGTTTTCACATGCCTTGCTTCAGAGAGCGCCTTCTTGATGTGCTTCCCGAGAATCTCCCTCACGTCCATATCTCCGAGGGCTGGGATAAGATGGTTCTCGAGGATTTGCGAATAGGTGTCGATGGTGTGCTTAATTCGTTTCGCACCGGCCTCTTTCTGGTCGGCGGCCCACGGCCCCTTCGGGTCGAAAAAGTCCTTGCCAAGAACTTTGAATAGTTTCGTTTCTTCCTGCTTGGCTTCCCGGAGCGCAAAGAGTTCGGCTTTGCACCTTTTCCCGTAATCCTTCGCGATCTTAGGGTCGGTGAATTCGGTATTGAAGACCCAGTCTGGGTGTTCTATGAAGATGAGGCGGTAGCGGTCCGTGCCGGTGATGATCTGGGCTTTTATGGGTAATTTGGAGCGTGGCATACCACTATATATAGTGCTGTAACGCTATTTTGTCACCTGTATTTTAACCTGTTTTAATAGTTATAAAATAAATCTATATATTATAAGTATATATTTTTGGATATATGCCGGGGACGGGCATTAGTTAATCGCTTCTATAATGTAAAGCTGTTATAAAATAATGATATACGCCGAAATTGCTAAAAGTCTATCCCCTCAATAATGCTTCGCCGTCGCCATATCGTAACCGCCTAGTGACGATATAAAAATCCTACCTCGCCGCCGCGATCAGCACCGCCGCCGAGACCACCCCGATTCCTGCCCCGATGATCAGCCCACCGCCCCCCGCGATCGCCACCGTTCCCCAGGTCGGCCCGGTCGCGGTCTTCACGGCTTCGTTCCGCCATACGTAGGCGGTCGCTTCCCACTTCGCCGACTCAGGGCCGTAGTCTAGGACGCCTTGCTTGTATCCGTCATTCCACGCCCGCGCGATTTCGTCCTCAATCAGGGGCCGCGCCGCGGCGAGCGCTTCGTCAAGGTAGAGGTCTGCCACTTCCCCGAGATAGAGCTTCCCGACTTCGAATCCGTATTTCGTCAAGGATTCGGGCGGCGGCGTCGCGGGCGCGCTCGTCTCTTGCGCGTTCAAGTTCCCCAGCCCGAGGAGAGCCAGCGACAAGATCAGCAGGGGGAGTAGCTTCGATTTCATCGGCTTTATCCTTTCGCGCCTTCTCGGCGGCGGCTTCGGCGGTCTGCGCGGTCTTGATCAATGCCAGGTCGCGCCCGCGCTGGATGGCGATGGCCCAACCGATCGCGGAGGCGACGGCCAGGGCGGCCATGGCGACGAGGAGGGCGATGGTCAGGCGTTTCGCGGTGCGGTTAGTCATCTTCGGGCTCCATCGGTACGGTCTTGCCGGCCAGCTCGTGCGTACAGTCGGAGAGGTATTGGATTTGGCCGTCGGTAATAAAGAGGTGACAAACCATATCCACGGCACCGTCAGCGCGGCCGCCAGGGTGCTCTTTCCATGTCCATGTATCCGGTTCCCCGGGTGGCTCTCGCGTCCACCGGGTAAGTACGCTTGCCCGAACAGTCGGGGCTGAATCTGGCCCGGTCACTGTCCATCGACTATCAATGCCATGAGAGCATCCGCAACCAGGGCAGTAAAAGGACAAGATGCCACCTTCAAGGGTTCGGAAAACACCACGAGCGCCCATTACTTTTCCCCCTTGTCCAACTCGGGGACATAGTGCTCGGCCTTGTCCTTCGCGGCCTTGACGTTCGCCGCCTGGGACACGCCAGAGAGCAAGAGAAGACCCGCGACAACCGGCGCCGCGATGGTCGCCGCGATCGTGGGCTGGAGGACTAGGGTGACGAAGTAGACGGCGAGGATGCCCCAGTACGAGGAGTAGTGCGCCGCCGCTTTCGTGAGTGGTTGGAGCTTCATCGCATATACTCCTTCGCGGGGTCGATCCTTGCCGCGTAGTCGTCCAGCCTGTCCGCTTGATGGTGTATCTCCCAGTGGACGTGCCGCCCTGTCGGCCCGGTAACGTATCCCGCGTATCCCACGGGCGCGATCGGTTGACCGGCGCGGACCTGCGTCGCTTCGGTCATCATGAGGTGGCAAGGCCAGCGCGTGGCTTCCTCTTCCTCGATGTAATACGCGTACCGGAAGGGGTAGCGCGCGGGGCCGGGTTGCGGGTTGAGCATGCGCGAGGGCCAGATATGGCAGAGAAGGTGCAGGCGGCCGGACGGCTCGATCAGGGTCACGAAGGCGCCGAAGGTGTCGTACCAGTACTCGCGCCACGGGAAGGCGAGGATCTCCGACTTCTCGACGATGCCCTTGCCGCCCCAGCCGCCGCGGCCCCGGTCGGGGTCAACGCCGCGATAGATGGCGAAGCCCTGCGCGGTTCCGTCGGCGGGTGCCCGGACGATGCCGTCGCCGCCGGCGACATCGAGGGCGCCGTGGACGTGGGTGCGCTGCGCGGGCGGGACGGAGAGCGGGCGAGGCTCGGAAAATGGGGTTGTGATCACGCCGCCATGGATGGGGGTCATTTCCCGCTTCCTTTCTCGATATGCGCGACGAACATTTTCAATATCGCGTCTTGCCCGGAGGAGATTTGATCGAGCTTTGAGCCGTAGCCGGACACCATCGATTTGATTTCCGACATGTCGCGCTCTGTCGTGGTCTGCCGCACTTCCAGGCTCGCCATTTTCTCGGTCTGGATTTTTACAGTCGAGTTGGCCGAGAGGGTCAGCGTCGTCATGATGATGGCGACCACTGTCGAGACGATGATGCCTACGTTTTGTAGCGTCTTTTTCTGCTGTTCGCTCATGCTGTTATCCTCCCGGCCTCGCGGCCTCGTTTTTTACTTCAGCCCCGCGTAGATCGCGGCGGGCACGACCACGGCGGCGGCCCCGATAGCGGCGGCCCTCGTTACAGTCGATACGTCCATGATGCCTCCGATGGCCGCAGTGGGCCGACCTTTTTACACTTCCGGCGTTTCCGGTTCCGGCACGGGCAACCCGAGCGATTCGCAACACCGAGCGTACAACTCGGGGTTATAGGTCGGCGTAGTCTGGTACTCCATGCCGTCAAACTCGCCGCCAACGATCCGCACGACGAAACTGCCGTCCTCTCGCCGCACAATGTTTTCAGGGGTTAGGTCAAATTCCATATCAAGCCACCTTCCGCACCCAAATGGTTGCGTTCGCTCCGGCCACGGTCAGCGTCGTTCCGCCCGCGCTCGATCCGCGTTTTGCCGCCGATACCGTCGCGCCGTATCCGTAGACGCACCATCGCCACGTTCCGCCCGAGGGGAGCGTGTAGGTTCCGCCCGAGGCCACATCGACCGTTGTTTCGTAGCCGACATCCGTAACCGTGTCCGAAATCATGGCCGCCGCAGGGCGCGTTCCGCTCGCCGCGATGTTGTTCTGGATTTGCGTGATGATCTTTTTTCCCACGTCGTCGATGCCGCCCGAGAGGGTGGGGCCGGACAAGGTGAGCGTCGCGGCGGACTTAGCGAGGGTGATCTGGTTACCGAGGATGCCGGTACTTCTTGAAGTAAGAATTACCACAAGACCGGAATTATAATCTGCGACAACCAACGGATGCGCGGCGGCGCACATACACTGGGCTGGATAGTCTGTAGGCGTATTTATAGCTCGCCGCAGATAAATTAACGATGTCGCCAGATTTGCGCCAACAAGAACATCGCCCTCTGTGGTTAATCCCTCTATCGCTGAATCCTTGAACCTATACTGCTTCCCGGCGATAGTAACCGCGTCGAGGTGGCTTACGTTAGTGCCGCTGGAGGTAATAGTCCCGGTCGCCGCAACGCCCACACCCGCCGTGTCGCCGAGCTGGTCAGCGATGCGGGCCGCTTCTTCGGACAGAGAGCCGGTGAGGTAGCTGTAGTCGCCGATCCAGATAGCGTCAATCTCAATATAGTTTCCAGCACCACCAGATATAATCTGGAACCCAACCTGCGAAACCGTGAGCATTGGTATTCTAACTAAAGATATTTGCCAATCAGCCGACGGCCCTATTGTGGCGAGAATGGTGTTGATGCCGGTGTCGCATACGATTCTTGAGGATTTGAGACCGTCGTTGCGCCACCTTACAAGCATCGTTTTTCCAGAAATTCCGGCAATGATTTTCGTGGTGTACGAAGAACTATAGGTAAATCGCGCAATACCCGCCGATGGTGCGCTGAATGTCATGTCGGTTGACCATCCATCGCGGTCAGTCCACGCATCCTGCGAGTACACCGGCGTCGCACCGTCGGGCATCTTTGTGCGCCGCATGAGCAGGGACGCCGCGATTTTCTTCGAGGCCGCACCCACCGCGTCAGCGATCCAAAGCGAGTCGTCGTCGGCAAGCGTGGTTTTTGCGGTGAGGGCGATGAGCCAGTCGTACAGCTTGAGGTAGATCGCCGCCTTGATGTTCGCCCATGTATACTTTAACAAAGAGTGATCGGCCTTGACTCCGGGCAGTACATCCGTATCGGCAGGCGTGGCCGTGGCTGTGCCGGATTCGATGGCCGGAGCAACCTCGGCGCGGGTCAGGGTCTGCCATGCCGCGTGGGTGAGTCGCTTAAGCACCCCGCCGACAAGCACCCACCAGTGCGCGGGGGCCGCCGTGACCTCGGCCGAGGCAACCGCCGCTGCTGAGGCGTTCGCGGGGTCTTGAGCCTTTGCCGTAACCTCAGCCTTGCTGTCAACGTCGAGCGCCGTCCTCTGCGCGGCGGCGGTTGCGGCTTCGACTAGGGTGCGGCCGGGGGTGGATTCGGCATCGTGGTCCTGCGAGAGCTTGTCAATCGCCGCCTCGCGGGCGTTCATGTCGGTGGGGTCGTCGTAAGCCGGCAGCACCCCTATTCCGTAGGTCTTGCGAAGGTAATTTACCAAGCTAAAAGCCATACCCTTGCTCCTTACTGGCTATCAGCCAGTTTAATTTTCATTCCGTAACCGTTTTCCCAGATGTACCATTGTCCCTCGTGCAGCACGACTTGGACCGGGTAGCCGATCGTCTTGATCCCCACGGGGGTCCGAAATAGCATCCCGCCTGCCTGGATCTGCCAGCCGCCCCATACTCCATCGGTCAAGACCTCGCCTGGCGCCGGGGACCGAGGGGCCGGGAGGGCGCAAGAGGCGAGGAGCGCAAGAATCAGGATAGCCATGAGCTTTTTCATAGATCGGTGAATCCCTCCGTCGATATGCGAATATCCATCTGCGCGGCCTGCGTCGCTCCGCTTCGTACCGCGGATACCCAAAGATAGATCTGTATCTTCGATCCTGCCGTCAGCCCGGTGACATCCTCGGTCCAGGATCCCGATGCCGCGCCGCCCGAGCCTGAGCCGTCCTCGGCGTCGTAGACATACGCGGGCACGGACAAAGAGCGTTGCGTACCGTAAGCGGCTCCGTCCTTGTAGATTCGGGCATAGAGAGTATAGGCGGAGAAATCGTTTACTCCTGCGCCGGCGGCCGCCGCGATGAGCTTGATGTTGACCGATCCCTTTCGCCCGCTCGTGTACTCGATCCGCTTCGTCGCCGATGTGGAATTCGCGGCGGCCGCGCAAGCCTTTGAAGCGTACAGGTAGGAGCCCGCGTAGCAGTTCATTACCGCGAGCGCGTACTGGCCGATCTGGATGGAGCCGGAATACGTGGAAGCTGCATAGCTAAGCCCGAAATAGAACTCAGCTGTTGAGGTATCCGAGAAGGTAACGATTATTTCGTAAACGCGCGCTGGGTCTCTTATCCCGGTATAGTGCGATTTTATTCCAACCGGAGTTTTTCCGCAGAACGTACTCGGAAGGCAGGTGTAGTCATTTTCCGGGGTAAGTTCAAAATAGCTGGCGATCGCGGCGCCGGTAAAGTTCCCTGATGCCGTCCATGTCTTAAGGATTTCTTCCTGCGTATCGAGGGCGCCTGAAGTGATGATGCCCGAAATGGAAGCGTTGGTGATGACTGCATTCTTGATCAGAGCGTTCACAAACCGTGAGCCGTAGGAGTCGATCATCTGGCCGGCGACATCGAGCATGAATCCGGCAAGCGGGAAGCCGTCGGTATCAGTGGAGTAATCGTGGCTTTTAAGATATCCTTCAGCAAGAAGAACAACCTGTTTTGCAAGAAGCCGCTTAACGATGATCAGCTCAAGAGCCTGTGAGCTTACTTCAAAATAATCGGTAGAGGCACAGTAGCCGGCATCGACAGCGGCCAAAACAGCCAGTGCACATGATGTTTGTATTTCCTCTGTAGGCGAGCTTTGACGTATCCATACCGAACCCGACCACTTATAGATTCCACAATTTGCAGCCGTCAGCGAGTATAATACGATCCAATCATTAACAATCGGCCCCGAATAATAAGCGGTGGAAATGTCGACAAAAAGAAACGATCCTCTAAAGCGGGGGACGAGACCAGGCACGCCAGCATTTACAGCGGCTTCAATTGCTTCAGACAGGGCGGCATTGAGAACAATTCTCGCGTCGTAATAGGCCCGCCAGGTCGCTTGATAATCTGCTCCAACGATGTCGGTAGTTTCAGAAAGTAGGTCGTCAGATATCCATGATGGGTAGCCTGATATCCAAGCCGCTCCGGCGTTGAGGTAATCCGCTAGAGTGGCAAAAGCCGCGTCATAGGATATTTTTTCAGTCGTAACTCCATAGATATCAGCCTGAGAATCAAGGTGGTCTTTTTCTGATGCTATAATATTCCAAGCATCTCGTGCAGCGATTTTTTTGTCAGGAGTGAATTGATCTTCGCTGTTGATATCATCGGTTTTTCGGTTTGCGTTCCTGGCATCTTCGAGAGCTTCCCTTACCGAGTAGCCATACCGGGCGAAGAAATTTCGGTTCTTAAGCGTTACGGAGACCTTGTACTGGTCAGGGCCGTAGCAGGTGATCGTCCGCTGCACGACCGTGTAGAGCCCGGTCATGTCGAGCGGGTAGACGCTCGCGGCGCCCGGGAGCGCCGCCCCGGTCGGGAGCTGCCGGGCGGTCGGGAAATGCCCGGAGTAGATCGCCCAGGTCTGATAGAGCGCCGTTTTCACGAGGTCGTGGCAGGTGCAGGTCAGCGTGATTTCCCGCTCCGCATATTGCGCCAGGCGCTCGGTGGCTTCGGTTCCAGCCTTCGTCGGGTTGTGGATCGTGCCGTCCGATTCCATCTTCTCGATCTTGCCCGAGGTGCCCGACAGCGCCGCGATCTCGGCCAGCAGGGTAGCATTGGTCGCCGTGCCGACGATGCGCGAGCTTGCGCCCTTCATTACCTGGACGGTGCGGAGGTCGCCGTAGGCGTCGACGCGCTTCAATCCGGTGATGTGCTCGGGGGCGTCCACCTGGGGGAAGTCTTCGGAAATCAAGAAGTAGAACTTTTTATCGGGGCCGATGTAGAAGCTCGCGCCGTCGCACCTCTTGGCAAGGTCGTTCAGTACCGAGCTGGCCTGTTCGTAAGACTTCTTGTAGCTGTCGAGTTGCACGGTCGTAACCGAGATTGAGCCGAGGGTAAGGCCCTCTTCGGCGAGGTATTCGGTGTAGATGTCTTGCACGATCTCGTGGACGTATTTGTTGTACCAGTTCCGGGTAATCAGGCGCCGGTTTAGGATCGCTTCAAGGCTCTGGATCGAGAGCGACACGACGCGCGTCTCAAAGCCGGTGTCGTACTGCGGCGAACCGACGTTCTCGATGTGGCCCGCGAACACGGCCACGTCGTCAATGAGAATTTCGACAGCCTGCAGGGACACCGGAATCGGCAATGCATCCAGGCGCACCTGGATCGTTGTGCTCGCGGTCGCCCGCGCCTGCTCAGTGATCTGCACGGAGTCGGTGACAGCCACGTAGGTCACGCCGGAGATTTTTACTTCAACCGCCATATGCGCTCCCTGCGAACTCGTCGAAGTGCTGATAGGCGATGCGGCCGATTTCCCGGCCGTCCGCCGTGATAGAGCCGTCCAAGTTTAAGGTGAGGCTGATCTGCTGGCGCGCGGCGATCCCCGCCGCCCCGATGCTCCCGAGGTTCTCGGCCGGCCCGATCACGACGCCCGCGCGCCGCGCTTCCTCGGCAATGCCGGCGGGTAGGATCATTTCGCTGTCGTGGATCTTCGCGTACTGGTCGCCCTGAACGGA